GTAGAATTATCTACGTTGATAGCTAAATAAGGAGAAAGAAACACATGGCAACTCAAGATTACGCCGCAAGTATTCAAGGCGTGTCCATTCGGGTTACTCGCCTCGATGCGGCCGGTAATCTTCTGAATGGTGCGGGAGATAGCTACACTACGTCAGCTTTCATCCGCGTTTCATTTACGCCTGAATATGAAGAAGGAGATGAAATTACAGAGAAGGCTGCCGATGGCACCGTCTGTGTAGTTTACAAGTCCCCAGATACGCTAAAGCGTATCACAATGGAGCTTGCAATTTGCGAGCCAGATCCAGAATTAACGCAGCTTATGTCCGGCGGTCTCTTGCTTCGCAAGAACCTTGGAACATTCGCAGCACCTAACCGTAAGTCAATCGGTTGGTCTTCACCAGCAGTAGGAGATGATCCTGCAGCAGAAGGTGTTGCAATCGAGTGCTGGTCATTTGCAATTAAGGATGGAAAGAAGAGCTCAACTCTTCCTTACTTCCACTGGGTATTCCCATACGTCAAGGTTCGCCAATCTGGTGACCGTGTAATTGAGAATGGTTTGCTTGCAAACACATTTGAAGGTTATGGTCTTGGAAACACACTATTTGGTTCCGGCCTCGATGAGCGCTGGGAGTTCCCTGTCGCAACAGAACGTCCATACTCATATGCACGTTCAGCATGGGCACCAACAGGACGCAATGGCTTCTATACCTGGCACCCAGATATTACAAAGTCAGTAAACAACAAAGCTCTAGCGAGCAACATTGCAACCCTGACAACCTCAACAGCTCACACATATGAAATTGGTGACACTGTAGTAGTAACTGGCGTTGATTCAACGTTCAACGGTACCTTTACAATTACCGCCGTGCCAAGCACAACAACGTTCCGCTATGCTAAGACAGCTGGCGACATTGCATCTACAGCAGTGAGCCCAGTAGGAACAGCACTAGTTGCAACCAACAGCCGTGCGGTCACCGACTTCACAAGCCAAGGTTCAACAAGCGCTTACAACGTTCCAGGAAACAATGATTACAACGCCGATGTTCCAATCGACTTTATCATTGCTTCATCTGAGGATCCAACCGCTTAATTAAGTAATTTGGGCGGTGTGCCAATGTGTAAATATATGTACACAGGTACACCGCCCGTTTTACTAATAGGACAAGAAGGACGGGTATGAGTAATCTTTGGGTAACACCAGAAGAGCTTGGCAGTTACGCCAACTCAGAGTTTGCCTACGAGGCATGCAAGTCAGCCTCTGGTCTTCTTTGGGCGATGTCAGGACGCAAGTACAGTGGCGTTACAACTGTCACAGAGCGCTACGTTTGCCAAAATCGCGTCTTTCGTTTAGGTGCGTCTGTAAACACGTATCAAGCGTTGTTGCTTGACGGAGCAGTATTTAACATTCCGTCTGATGAATTTGATAATTTTAATGACCGTGTTGTTGACGGCCTCTCTCCAGAGTCACGTATTCGTCTTCGCGGTCGTCCCGTAACAAAGGTTCACTCGATTCGCCGTCGTGACGGAGTCATTATTGACCCATCGGCGTACCACCTCGTAGATCACTCAACAATACAGGCGTCAACAGGTGTTCCGTGGACTCCATGTAACCTTGAGGTTACCTACTCATATGGAACCTACCCTCCAACCATGGGTAAGATGGCTGCTCGCACTCTAGCGATTGAATTTGCAAAACTGTTTGCTGATGACGATGACTGTGCCCTTCCACAACGTGTTACCTCGATAGCGCGTCAAGGCGTTTCATACACTCTTCTTGATAATCAAGACTTTATTGAGGAAATGCGCACAGGAATTTACATGGTTGACCTGTTTCTTAAGTCAGTTAACCCTGATAAGGCAAGAACTAAATCTCGTGTCTTTTCTCCTGACGTTCCTCGCGGTCGTCGCTACACTCCAAAGCCTCTTCGTCTTGGTACAAGTGAGCTTGACATGGCAATTACATCTACAGGAGGCACCGTAACGGTTCCACTAGAGTATATTGCCGCGGAGTTCTTAGTTGAGCAAGGCGATTGGGTTCCAAACCTTATTATTCGCAACTACGGACAAACAAAACAGCTTGATCTTGACCAAGGAGCGGTAAGTATTGATGAGGCAGCCTATGACATTACCTTTAATGTTGCCTACAACGATGCTCTTCGCACAATCGGCATGATAGACCCTGGAACGTATGATCTTTACGCATCACGTCCAAGTGTGGAAACACCGGGAACCACAGAAACCCTTCTTATCTGCTCTGGAAACGTAAGATTCCAGTTAGCTAACGCAAGTATCAATGCCTTTAATATCGGTTGAAACTAAAAAGTAAATACAAAAGGAGAAACGACGAACATGAACAGTACTAGCGCTCCAAACCCTTGTAGAGTCAAAAGTAAGGGTGCTCAGTCGCGTTTAGAGACACTTTCACAGGTGCCCGAGGCTAATTCCACAGGCAAGAAATAGGGTTTATACATGTCCTCTCTATATGACGTCTCTAACGTAGACCCAGACGCACTTAACCTCAAGAACATGATGGATCAGGTTCTTGAAAAGGTCTCGTCTGTGTTTACCTCCTATGGAGTACCTCTTCCTGCACGCTGCTATTGGACAATGGGAGAACCTGCAATTGACTGTGAACAACTAGTTGTTTCATTTGTTCAAGTTTACCTTGGTATGCCAGGAGATCAGGCTGCAACACCTCAAAGATGTCATATGCCGAGAACGGCGGTTCTTACAGTTTCAATTGCTCGTGAAGTTCCAGTTGTTGGGCAAAATGGTCGCCCTCCTTCAGGAGAAAAGATCGAGCAGGGTTCGTACCTTTCAGCAGTAGACGCGTGGGTACTTATGGAGTCAATGAAATCATTTGATCCTTGGGATGATGGCATTCCTGGTATGGGAGTTATTGCCACAGTTGATGCCTCAACTGCAGAGGGCGGATTTCAAGTAGTAAACATGCAACTATCAGTGGTGGTTCCATAATGGCAAAGGTAATTCTTTATCCAGGACCGATGGACATGATGTTAAAAAATCCAGTTGGTGAAGTTGGTAGATTTCTTGCCGGTCGAGCAAGACTTATTGTTGTCGGTGCAAAAAAGCAGGTTGGTAAAAAGACTAGAAAATTACAACAGTCAATACACAGCCGACAAAGTAGAACAGCGTATGGCCAGATGGTTTGGATAGGTTCAGAGGTTGAATACGCGCTTGCCCATCATGAGGGAACAAAGCCTCACATAATCAAGCCTAACAAAGCTAAGGCACTTAGATTTACAGCAGGTACGAGAGTAATCTACTCTCGTGCTGTAAAGCACCCTGGTACTCGTGCAAATAGGTACCTAAAAGATCAATTGTACATCGCAGTACTGTGATAAAATAAACTCGAGACGCCCGTCTCAAGACACATGAGAAAAGAGAAATAAATGACTAATAGATTCAAGGACTTTGGTAGTGGCACAGACATACAAAAGAAGCCACTGTCATTCAAGCTTCACAATGAAGAATTTCATTGTGTTCCAGTATTACAAGGTAAGCTTCTACTTGACCTTGTTGTAGATTCCTCGTCAGAAGCTCCAGAGGCAGCTGCAAAGGTAATTACCACATTCTTTAGACAAGTTCTACAGGATGAAAGTTTTGCGCGCTTTGACACGCTTTTATCTGACAAGGAAAAAATTGTCACAGTTGAGACTCTCGGTGAGATCACCGGTTGGTTAGTAGAAGAGTACACAAACCGCCCGGAAGAGCAGCCAGAGCTCTCCTCTCCTGGGCAGTAGACCTCTGGTATTACGTGAACGGAAAAGCATTGGTAAACGGACTTCAACTAGCAAGCATGCCAGCAAGTGACATGTTAGACGTCATTCATTATTTCTTTGAAGATGATCTAAACTACTCAACTGCTGAGCAAGCCGAGGCTAGAGACAAGACGCGTGACTCAATATATGCGGAGCTGTATGACAGCACGTATAAGTACAGTCGCAAATCGTCCAGTCAGCCTTATGAGCCTCTGTCTGCAGATGAGATAAGGGATGCCGAGGAAAAGATGCCTGAACCGTTCAACCCAGCCCAAAGGCCAAAGGCTTACGTTGCACCAACAAACTTTGATCCAAATGCAGCAAAGCCTTTTGGAAATATACTGGACGCACCACTCTAAAAATTAAATAACAACCAAGAAAGGAGGTGAGAGAAAATGGCACTTGTCGGCGAGGCACATATAGTTGTTCGTGCGTTAACGGGTAAAGTAGCAAGCGATATTAAAAGTGGCTTTAGTGGCATTGGTGATGTTGGTACTAGAGCTGGACAAGACGCCGGAAGAAGCTTTAGCAAAGGCTTTGCCAAAAATAACAAGAGCATATTTGATAGTAGTTTTATCAAAAATGCCATTGCAACAAACAAGCAACTTGTTTCTCTCACTAGAACAGGCAGAACAGTTGGCACTGGTCTAGCTGCTCTTGCCTCAGGTCTTGGTGCGCTTATAACATCGGTAGTCGCGTTAGGCGCATCCGTCGTTGCAGCTGGTCCTTCATTGCTTGTGTTTGGCTCGATTCTTTCTTCTGTTGGTATAGCAGCTATAACTGCCAAACTAGCATTAGGTGGAGTAGGCGCTGCCGTAGGTAAACTCAATAAGGCAAAGACAAAGGCCGCAAAGGACGATACTGCAGAGAAGCGTCGTGTTGCTGATGCTGAAAAGGCTCTTGCTCGTGTTATTGAAAGAAACGCTGAAGATACTCTACAGTATGACGCAGACCTAGTAGACTCTAAGAAAAAAGTAACTGAAGCACAGACCGAACTTACCAAGGCAATTGAAGAAGGAAATGAAGAGCTTCAACAACTTGGTTTTGATGCAGAAGATGCTGCTCTTGCTGAGAAGAAGGCAGCCCTTGAACTTGAGAAGGCGCGTGAAAACTTACAGCGCGCTCAGGATCTTCCGCCAAACTCTCGTGCTCGCAAGGAAGCGGAGCTTGCCTACGCTCAGGCGGAACTTGGTCTGCGTAAGGCAAAGGACGCGAATTCTGATCTTGCAGCAGAGCAACTGCGTCTTTCTAAGACGGGTGTAGATGGCACTCAAGTTGTTATTGCTGCTCAAGAAAAGTTAAACGATGCTAAGTTTGCTCAAGCAGAACTAGAAGCGAATAGAGTAAAAGAAACTAGAGATGCTTTACGCTCCGAGGCTGACGCTACCTTAGACTTAAAGAGAGCTAAGGAAGATCTTGCCAAGGCGCAAAAAGGTGGTGAAGGCGGAGCTGATGATCCACTAGAAGGATTAACAGAGTCACAGAAAGAGTTTGCAAAGTTTATCTCCTCTTTAAAGCCTAAGGTTGAAGAGCTTAAGGAAGCAGCAGCAGGCGCGTTTCTCCCTAAATTACAGCAAGGCATTGAGCTAGTTGCAGACAAAGGATTCCCTGTCATTAAGCAAGGAGTTACTGAGGTTGGAGACGCTCTTGGAGACGCGTCAATATCAATTGCGGAGGCAATAACAGAGGCTGGAAATCTAAAGGACCTTGCCACAGTATTTACAGACTCAGCAACAAACATACGCACCTTAGGTGACATCGTTGGAAACGTTTATGGAATTATTCTTTCCACTCTTATTGCTCTTCAGCCTCTAACTGAGAGGTTTCTTGGTTACTTAGAGAAGGTAACAGCAGACTTCGAGACAAGTCTTGACACCGAGGAAGGTAAGAAAAAGCTCGAGGATTTCTTTAATACTGCTGGAGACGTTGCCGCGGAAATTGGCCAGGTATTTAAGGAGGCGTTTGGATCTCTTGGCGTAATTATTAAGGCAAACGTTGGTCCAGGTACTGGCGGGCAGCTTCTTCTTGACTGGCTTGAAACAAGCTTAAAGGACTTTAAGGAATTTGGAAAGACCGTTGAAGGGCAGGATCAGCTTAAGAAGTTCTTTAAGGACTCTGCTGAAAACGGAATTGCCGCGGCTGAGGCAATTGGCGGATACGGACTAGAGGTTATAAAAGCTGGAGCAGACCCAAACGTTAAAAAGTTCTGGGATCAACTAGCAACCGGCACTGACAGCTTTGCTACAATTCTTAAGAACTCAAACGAGGCAGCGCCTTCTCTAGCTACTCTTATAACTAAGCTTCTTGAGATCGTCGCAATCTTCACAGACGCGGGTGCGATACAGGTCTTCTTTGACACTCTATCTAAGGCAGCTGACGTTGTTATTAAGGTAATGGAAAACCCAGTCATTGCAGCAATTGTTACAAAGGTTGGTCAGATACTGGCGTTCTTCTCAGCTATTGGTCTTATATTTACTACTCTCAAGTTTGGCGTTACCGCTGTTATTGGTGGATTTGCTAAGATTGGCGCGGCTGTTGGTAAAGGCGTTGGATTTATTAAGGATCCGTTTAGCGCACTGAGATCAGGATCAGCAACTGCACGTACCGAACTACAAAAGCAGATGATCATTGACAAGCAAAAGCAAGCAGCCATGAAGGGCGTTCAAATATCTGCTGATCAAGCTGCAGCGGCAATTGGAATAAGAGTTCCTGCTGCCTCAGCTAAATCAAGAGCAGCGTTAGGACTAAGCACGATAGCTGCAAATACTAAGTCAGTTGCGCTAAGAGGGCTTGGAACAGCAGGTAGAATTGCTGGCGCAGGACTTAGCGCTGCCGGCAGAGGACTTTCGCTTTTAGGTGGTCCTATAGGAATTCTTTTGTTGCTAGTTCCACTTATTATTCAGAACTGGGACAAGATTGTTGGTTTCTTTAAAGAGCTAGGGCCCAACCTAGTAGCGATATTTACAGGGATATGGGACAAGATAAAGGAAATTGTTCCTACGCTATTCGACAAGATAAAAGAAATAGTCGGAAATGTCATTGACTGGGTAAAAGAGAACTGGCCACTTATCCTTGCGATATTTACGGGGCCCTTTGGTTTAATTATTCTTGCCATCGTAAAGAACTGGGATACTATCCTTGAGTTTATTAAAGGACTTCCAGGTAAACTACTAGAAATTGGCTCAAAGATATGGGATTGGATCGTTGATACGTTTAAGACGGCAGTTGAGCTTTACATAAAAGCTTGGAGCGCAATCTTTGACTTCATCAAGGGTCTAGGCGGAAAACTACTAGAAGTCGGTAAAAAAATCTGGGACTGGGTAGTTGACACGTTTAAGCTTGCTCTTGACCTTTACATAAAAGCGTGGGACACTATCTTTACGTTTATTGGAGAGCTAGCTGGAAAACTTCTTGAAAAAGGAAAGAAGATCTGGGACTGGATTGTTGATGTATTCATTACTGCCAAGGACAACTTTATTGCCAACTGGTCTGCCATCTTTACTTTTGTTGGAGAACTAGCCGGTAAGCTTCTTGATAAAGGCAAGGATATTTGGAACTGGATAACGACAAAACTTGGAGACGCTTTTACTGCATTAAAGACTAAGTTTGAAGAAGTTGTTACCTGGGTAAAGGGTATTCCTAAAAGATTTCTTGACAACGCAGGGAATGTCTTTGGTTTCTTAAAATCAAGCCTTGAGGCAAGCTGGCAGGCTGCCAAGGACTGGTGGAACAAAAATATAGCTGGAAAAGGGTTCACACTTGGTGGATTTAGAGTTGGAGTTGGTAAGGCTGCATTTGATGTCCCTGAGATAAACATAAGAATTCCTTCACTTGCTGAAGGTGGAATTATTATGCCATCTCGAGGAGGAACCCTTGCTCAAATTGCTGAAGGTGGTCGTCCAGAGCGTGTTGAACCTCTTGACCCAGACGGGCTATCAAAGCGTGACAAGGCAATGATTCAACTTCTTTCTGGTGGTGGAGGTTCAGGTCCAGTAATAAACGTCTATCCTTCACAAGGTATGGATGAAACAGAACTTGCTGAGATTGTTTCTCGCAAGATTGCGTTTGCGATGCGTAGAGGAGTAGCATAGTGACTGAGAAGGAATATATTGACATCGCACCAAGCGCTTTAGAACAAGCTAGAGAGAATAGAGTTGTTAAACGCTCGCTGACACCTTTGCCAGAGCCTTACATCTCTGGAATGAAGTTAAACTCTGACATTATTCTTGGTGATCTAATCCTTAATACAATTGATGGCGACAATGTTATCTGGGTGTGTACTGATATTAAAGGTTGGTGGGGACAGCCAGATCTTGACATGCCAGATATGCAACGCGGATTTAGCGATGGATCATACGACACTGATGGACGTTGGAAGGCTCGCCAGTTAGTATTAGAGGGAGTATTTCTTCCACCAAGCCCTTCGTATGTTGCTTCTGCACGAGACAAGCTTATTCGTGAAACAAGTTTAGTGTATCGAGGTGCGTGGCTTCGTACCTTCGAGGATCCACCACGGGCGTCTTTTGTGCGTTTGGACAGTAAACCCGACATTGAAACTGTTAATGCTCGCGGGCGTACCGAGTTTTCAATTGGTCTAAGAGCAGCAGACCCAGTTAAATACGAGTGGGACGATTCTGACCCAGAGGGTTACTCAATTGTAGAAATACCAGTGCGTAATACTGGTGCAGGGAGAACAGGAACAGGTGTAGTTACAAATATCGGAAATACAGATGTTGCAGTTATACTTGAACTGTCGGGTGGAATAACTGGTCCTCTTTCAATAACAAACTCCACTCGTGAGGAGCTCTTACTTGTTATTGACGCTGTTCCAAATGGTGAAATTTTAGAAATTGATACATATGACCGTGAGGTTGCGCTTGATGGCTCGATTGAGGGCACGCGCTCGATAATTGACACTCTTGTTGACTGGATTCAGCTTTCTCCAGGTGCTAATACCTTTACTGTAATTGATGAAGGCAACGCTGCAAGTAATGCAACCTTGCGTGTTTACTACCGCTCCGGGTGGATTGGATAGTTTACAATGATAACAACGACGAGTAGACATAGGATGAAACGCTATGGGATTTAATCTAGAACCTGCGGTCTATCGCTACTTTACCACCGACATAGTTAGCAATACCTTGTTGGCAGAAATTCCTTTTCAAGGAGTGAGTTTTGGGCGTGCGCTAAAGGGCGCTGGCTCGTTCAGCGGTAAGATTCCAGTTATAGATAAGACTGCATCATTTAATTTGTATGACGCAACTATGCCTGGACGAACTGCGATATATGCTACTCGCAATGGCGTGTGCGTCTGGGGCGGAATCATCTGGTCCCGTCAATATAATCTTATTTCCAAGGAACTTGACATCAATGCGTCAGAGTGGACAAGCTATCTACACCGTCGCCGTATATGGAAGACCTGGTCACACAATCTTGGCGCAACTATAGTTGTTTCTGGAGGAGTTGGTTCAGTCACACTAGATCCTGGTTTTACATATCAAGTTGCAGCTGGAGCATCTGTAAAGGTTTCATTTCGCGAGGTAAAGGATTTTCAATACGATGGTTTTTACACAGTGCTATCAAGCCCTGCGCCAACTCCAACCACGTTTTCATTTACTGCAACTGGAATTGCAAACGGAACATATTCTCTTGTCACAGTTCTTGTAAACACCGATACCTATGACTGGGTTAAGAGTCTTATCGACTCCACGTTACTTGACTTTACTAGCCTTGAGTTTGCCAACACCGAGATTGAGCCTGGAGTTTCAACAAGAATAAACATAACAAACAAGCAGGCTTCTGCAGGACTTGCAACAATAACAACCTCGACTCCACACGATCTTAGCGCAGGGCAGGTTGCAATTATTAGAAACGTGGACTCTACCTTTAATGGCCAATACATCATTGCCTCGACTCCAACTGCAACTACCTTTAGATACGCTAAGGCTGCAACAGTTGCTTCAACTCCAGTCTCTGTGAACACAAGAACGATTACAAATAAAAGTTTAACCGACTATGTAGCAACACTTACTACCTCGGCAAATCACGGCTTCTCAGTCGGGCAAAGAGTTGTTGTTGCTGGAGTTGACGCTGGAAATTCGTTCTCTGAAATTCTTAACGGCGAGTACATTATTCTTTCAACCACAGCAAACACGTTTAGTTATCTTACCGCAGGAGTTGTGAACATTCCTAATTCTGCGGTTGCGGCCGGAGGAACTGCTACTGTAACTCCTTACGTTCAATATGGAACATATGGCCCGTATACTGCAAACTCGGACATCGGAGGTCTTGATTACTCAACTGAGGAGTACTCTGGATTTGATATTGAGCCTGAAAACTATCGTGGATTTGAGCTAAAGAACGTTGGAGAAGAGCTTGATAAATACTCAGACAGATTGTCAATAAAGAAACGTGCTGGTACTTCAGTAGAACAGCTAAACAGAAGAGAAGGTTTTGAGTATCGTATTGACTGCTTCTATGACCCAGATACCGCGTCATTCACAAGAGAATTTGTTCTTTTACCAATAGAATTTCCAGACCCTCCAGCAGAGGGAGAGGTATCACCAATTAGTCGGTTTGGTGCTGATCAACTCGTGTTCGAGTTTCCTGGGCAGATTAGCGACTTCTCAATTGATGAAAAGTCAGATGACGCGGTCACTCGTATGTGGGTTGTTGGAAACATCGGAGATCTTGGTGAGGAAGCAAGTCAACCATATGCGGCTGCAGCTTCTAAGGAACTACTTCTTGACGGTTGGCCAATTCTCGAGGACGACCACTCTGAGAATGACTTTGCAGACGAGGATGCTCTCGAGGATGTTGCGTATCGCTATCTTAGCGAGTTTCGTCCACCTTTAGCAGACATAACAGTATCTGTTAACGGTTCAATTCAACCCATTGTTGGCAGCTATAGTCCTGGTGATTGGTGCTCGCTTGTTATTGAGGACGAGTTTGTAAAGATGCGTTTAGCGTCTGATCTTGAGCCACGTGACACCGTTCTTGTGCGTAAGATTGACTCATACACAGTTTCAATTCCAGATTCACCGACCTTTCCAGAAAAGGTTACACTAAAACTTATCGCAGAGTGGGAGGTGGACAAGGTTGGCTAGTCGTCGCTTTAGATCTCGTAAATCAGTCGGAAACCTAACATCAAACATTGACGCACGTTTACGTTACATTGAAAAACGCCCTGCGGCAAAAAGATTGCAAGCACAGGTTGTAACAACTGAAAAACTTCCTCGTGCAGCGATAATTACCGAGACGATTAAAAATAGTGCTGTAGTTGAGGCTACCATTGAGACCAACGCGGTATCTACTCGTACAATTAGCGCCAACGCGGTTACGAACGATGAGCTTAACAACAACGCGGTGCAAAACCGCAACATTGTAACGGATGCAATTGACGCTCGTACTATTCAGGCTAACGCGATTACCGCATCAGAGATTAGCGCCAACGCGATTACCGCCGGTAAGATCAGCGCAGACGCGATTACCGCGCGCGAGATTAGCGCTAACGCGATTACCGCAAATGAAATTAGTGCAAATACGATTACGACAAACAAGATCTCAACTGTTGATTTTAGCGCTAACGTTCTTACCGCTGGAACAATTAACGCGGCTCTAATTAACGTTGTTAACCTTAACGCAACAAATATCACTGCAGGTACTCTTACAGGACGCACCGTTCAAACTTCCTTGCCTGGAACCTCTGGGGCAAGAATTTCAATGGAGGCTTCAGGTAGTTTTGGTTTATTAAGATTTTTTAACTCTTCTTTAACTGCTGATGGCCAGATTTTTAATCCAGGAACAGGACTACCTGGAGTTTTAATCTCTAGTGTTGCTTTTCCGAACTGTCAATCGTTTATTGGAAGTACTGGCGGTAGTTCGTATGCAACACTGCAGGGAAGTACTACTTCCGCAGTTGCTGCTTCTAACCGAAGCGGTGGATCTGTTGCTATCACGACAGGGGTTGGCACAATACTCAGTGGTGGTGTTCTTAACTTACAGACTACAGGAACATACGCTATACTTCAAACAGGCACAAGCCAGCGACTACTATTTAGCAGACTTCAAGGCAGTGGTACTGGACTAGCTTATATTAGTTCTGCAGGTGAAATTACTCGTGGAGCATTTGTTGCTGGTCCAACAGGACCGACAGGTCCGCGTGGTCTTACTGGTCCTGCTGGTCCTCCTGGTCCTGCTGGAAAAGCGGGTCCTCCTGGTCCTGCTGGTGCACGAGGACCTGCTGGTCCTCCTGGTCCTGCTGGTGCAAAATCAGATCTTCGTGTAAAGAAGGATGTTGCACCGATAACTCTTGGTCTCAACTTTATCAACAAGCTTTCTCCTGTTTCGTTTTTATGGAATGAAAATGATCTGTCATCCGTGCAGTACGGACTTATCGCGCAGGACGTTGAAAAGCTTATGTCAAGTGAAGGTATCGAGAACTACGGACTTGTTTTCCGCGATGAGACAGAAACAGCACCCGAGCCTGCAGGTCCTCCAACTCCGGTTCGAAGACTTGACTACTATCAACTTCTATCTCCTGTTATTAAGTCAATCCAAGAGCTTTCTCTCAGGGTAGATCACCTTGAGGAAATCAACAACATACGAAAGGACAGTTAAGAAAATGGCACTAGAAGTTACATACGTGTGCATGATAGACGAGTCTGATAGAGACATACCTAAGATCTTTAGGGTAATAAAGGACGGTGCAACTGTTGTCTCATACGCGCCATGTCGCTTTGAGGAAGTAGCAAAGGGAGATCCCTCTAAGATAGAGGAGTACTTTGACCTCCTTAGAGAACACCTGAGAACCTTTGCTAGCTATATTGACGCACAAACAACATTTAACATAGACGTGTATCGTAAGATGACTGACATGCACGAGACATTTATTTACTACTTTGGCAACTGCCCAATAGATTACGATGATGAAACAGGCGAGGCAGTGTACTCATGAAACACCGGTGGGATTACTGCGTGAAAAATTACACAAGTATGTTATTATTGTCAAACAGCGACAAAAGGACAGAAAGTGCAAACAATGCATGAAGTAAAAGATGGAACGCGTATTCTACAGTTCAACGGTAAACTTCTTGCTGCCTCTTCTTCATGGCGTCGTGGCTCTACTCGCTGGATTGAGTTTGAGCTCTACAAGACAGAGAACGGCTCATACATTCTTTCGCGGATCGGCATATCACTTGTCTTCCACGGTGCGGCCTGTCCTCTTGTAAAAAGATACGGCCTATCTGAGGAGCCTGTTCATAATTTAGATGCAGACTCGGTCCCTTGCGAGCAGTGCAGCCCTACGTTCGAGGTTGATCTTGTATTCCCAGAAAAACCAAGATACTGGGCACAGGTATCCGAGGAGCCTGACGCAGTACTTGAGGCATTGTATAAATATGACCAAGGTGGCGCTCGCTATCTTACTAAGGTCGCAGAGCGTCTTCTTGAGGAGGCATCTGTAAAGGATAAAGGTATTGAAAAGATGTACAGGATTGAGCTTATTCCCTAAGACAACTTAACGTGTTATAATCATTCTACTAAGGACAAAAGGACAAGATGTTTATAGTAATCGAAGGAACAGACGCCTCGGGTAAGACGTCTTTAATTGAAGAAATAGAGCGCCAACTTCATGAAAGAAATCCTGATGGGTTTATTGTAAAGTTTCACAAAGGAAGACCAGAAGAGCAAACTCGTCGCTGGGTTCTAAACGACTATGTTACATCTGTAGAAAAACATAACTGGCATAGATCAGTTGCCTTATCAGATCGGTGGCACTGGGGCGAGGTTACATACGCGCCAAAGTTTCGTCCTGACACGAACAAAGACGGATACGGTCTACTTGGTAAGGCTGGCTGGCGTTGGGTTGAACTCTTTCTTATGTCTCGCGGTGTTGCGCAGTTCTGGCTTTATCAACCTTTAGAGATAATCGAGTCTCGTCTTGCATCGCGCGGTGATGAATTTGTAAAGACTCAAGATCTAAAGGAAATACTTTCACAATACGTTATTGCAGCCAACTCGTCGGTACTCGCGGATATACTTAAACCTTCTGCTGATAGCATTGAGCAGGTCCCAAAACTTGCAGAATACGTGATTAACAAGTCGCTTGAGATCGAGGAACAAACATCGTTTCTTGAGCTTTTCCCTCACTACATAGGTGGTCCTAAGCCAAAGGCTTTACTTATTGGCGATACCCGTAATATAGTTAAAAAATACGGAGAGGAAACAAAGCTACCTTTTATGCCAGTTGACGGTAATTCTGCAGAGTACTTACTTTCATCGTTACCTGATAATCTTTGGCGTGAGATTGGTATTATTAACATAAACGACGAAAACGCAAAGGCATCATTCAATGCGCTATGGACGATGTTAGGTTTTCCTAAGCTCGTGTGCCTTGGAAGACTGGCTGAAAAAACGCTGTCGTCAATACCTGTTGCAGATGACTACTACACAGTATTACCTCACCCACAATACGTTCGCAGATTTTTTAATAGCACCAAGGAAGAGTACGGACAAGCCATTGCAAGAGTTGCAAACGGCGAGACAAAAGGCAAGGAAGAAACATGGACGCTGCGGTAATAAACATAGAAGACGGAGTCAACGGATACGTTGATCTTGTTAAGCATGTTCTCGAGCATGGAAAGGAGGCTGCTCCTCGCGGAATGAAGACACGCGAAATCGAGGACGCAGTAATTCGCATTGATAACGTTTTTAACACTCTGCCTCTCGAGGTAGGGCGTGGAACTGTTCCTGGAATTGGCGCAGTTGAGGCTTGTCAACTTCTTGCTGGAGTAACCGTGCCAGACTTAGTCATATCTGTTGGTCCACAGTTCGCAAACTACGCCGAGGACAATGGATTATTTCATGGCGCATATGGTCCTCGCACTGCTGGACAGTACGACATTCTTATTGAACGACTGCAACAGGATCCTGATACCCGACAGGCTGTTGTTACAATATGGAATCCACAACTAGACTTACAGGCACAAAAGCGTGATTATCCATGCACGATACTTCATCAATTTCGTATTCGCGACAACAAACTTAACATGAGCGTTTACATGCGCTCAAATGATGTTTGGCTTGGCGCTGCTTACGACTTCTTTCAATTTACTCGTGTGCAAATTGCGATGGCGTCTGTCTTAGGCATTGAGCCTGGCAAGTACGTACATCATGTTGGTTCGTTGCACATCTATGAACAACACTACGAGTCAGCTGATAAACTTAAGTATGCGCTTCACAGCCCTTCTATTCCTCCAATTACTGGACGCACCTGGAACGAGGTAAAGTCATCTGCAATGCTTGCAATGCAGGCAACGGTAAGTGAGCCAACCTATGCGCGTCTTAATGACTCTGAGAAATGGTACACCGATGCAATGAAACGCGCGGTGTTAAGCAACCTTGCGAAGGAAGACTTACAAGATAAGAAAAAGAAATAATGATGGGCAAGAAGGAGGAAGGTCTTAACGAGGAGGACTTTGGAGTTAGCCCTCTCCGTGAGGCTGCTCTGCAGATGCACGAGATGTACAGCGAACTAGTGCGTGCTGGTTTTACTCGAAGGCAGTCAGTTAGTATTGTTGCTCATATTCTTGCTACAGGAGTTCATGAAGGAATGGACGAGTATGGGCACATTGACGATGATGATAGCAAAGGTGATCTTGACTAGTGAGAATAAATAGACCTAACTGGGATAGCGTGTGGATGGATATAGCTGATGTTATATCTGCACGATCTCGCTGTTCTCGTGCACAAATTGGCGCAGTTGTTGTATCTGCAAATCAACGAATTGCGTCTACTGGATACAACGGTCCTGCAGCAACACTTGACGTTGAGGGTGACTGTATCGACTGGTGTCCGCGCGCGCAAGGTCTTGTTCCATTAGATAATATGTATGACACATGCCCGTCAATTCATGCTGAGGCAAACGCCTTGCTATACGTTGACCGTTCACGTATTGAAGGAGGTACCATATACATCACTGATGTAGCATGTCTACCGTGCGCTAAGCTAGTTTCTAACTCTGGTGTCGCTAGAGTTGTTATGCGTGTTAGCAGTAAGGCTGCTCATCGTAAACCAGAGGCAACTATTGAATATCTTAAAAATTGCAATCTTGACGTAATGATACTAGAGGACTAAATGGCTGATGCTAATACCGGACTTGGCGATGTAAAACTTCACCTTGTCGACTCTGTTGAAAAGGCAAATGACTTTATTCGTTGGCTTGGTGAACGTCGTCCTCACAATGCTATAGCAGTTGACACTGAAACAGGTGAAATTCCTCCGCACGGTATCCGTGAACACGCTTTATCGCCTTGGCACGGGCAACTACGTTTAGTTCAAGTCGGTGACGGGCAACAAGGTTGGGCAATTCCTTGGAAGGAATGGTCTGGTGTTTTTTATGAGGCGATGAGTAAGTTTGATGGACCGCTAGTGTGCCACAACATTGCATTTGAGGCTCGCTGGTTTGCAGTTCAGTCCCATTGGGAAATTCCATGGGAACGTGCGCATGACACAATGATTATGGCTCACATAATTGACCCTTTAGG